TAGTTTGTGTTTCGGTAGAAAGATTGTTCCATGTGAGTACAACATTACTAGCCAATGTACATTCATACTTGGCCGTTGTTGCGTTATACGCCCACGAAATAGCACCACCCGCAATAAAGCCGCTTTTATCTGCCTTAAAATTTACAGCATCCTGAGCAAAAGAAGCTGATCCGTCAGGGTTTATTTGATACATGACAGTACCTGTATCGTTAACTCCTTTTATTAGTCCGTTTACACAATAGAATCCTTTCAGCCCATCCGTTCCGGGTATATCTCCGCCAATTCTTATCTTAACACATCCATCCCAATTTTTAGAATTAATTCCAAACATAACGTCAATAGCAGGTTGGCCATCTTCATCTGCATGTAGGTAGATTGCCGATTGTCTTGCCGTATTAACCGAATTACCGAACTGAACAATATCATCACCAACTTCAGGAATAGAATCGGTAAACTGATCTTGTAATATCTGAATAGCAGTTCCCTCAATATTCGCAATTTGTACGTGATACATTTTTTGCGAGGTACCTGAAAAAGTCTGGCAACGTACAAAATCATTAACGATAAAAGATTGATCTTTATCGTCAAGAGTGATTGAATAGTACGGATCACTATCTTCTGGAGTGATCAACTCTACAGTAGCAATCGTTCCAAATGCTTGAGTAATTCCTAATGCACCTTTAATAGCTCTAATTTTAGATATTAGTAATTCAAAAATAGTCATCTGACCTCGAACCGTAAGGGCATCCACCTCAAGCTTCCATTTGCCCGAAGTGTACTCCCATAATTTCCATCCGTAGCCCGCGAATCCGGAGAGGAAACGCTCTACATATTTAGTTCCACTTTTTATGCTCGAAAATAAGCTTTTGCCGTGAAATCCTGTATTGTAAAATTCTGCCATAGTTAGATATTATTACGATACGAATTCTAGTTCGCACATGTTATATCCTACATAAAGTGCACCGGTTGTATTACCTTGACACCTTACCGTAAGTGTTCCATCTGTGATGGTTACCGCCATATCTGCACAGAATTTTGTTGCGGTATCCTGTGTTTGTCCGTCCTGGAACGTAAGCGGATATGCTGTACCATTTACGTAGATAGTTCCTGTTGTCATATTATTACCTCCTGAATATCTATTAAGGAAGAACCTAATCTTATAATTTCCATTTGGTAAACCTGTCATTCCGCCTGCTGCCATGTATGGAGAAGATGCATTAGTATTGCCGTAGCAAACCATTCCTAAACTCGTTTGAGTACTAACAGCAGTCCAATAAGCATAAGGTATATTTGCAATAATTGCAGTAGCAAGAGTGCTCTTATTATCAGAGTTATATTGCTTGGTAGGACTTACTGGAGTTGCTCCCAATGCTGTCGCCAACGCTGCCCTAGACATGCTCGTTGCCCTTGCCGTATTGGTCGTGTCAACCAGACTTCTTGTTAGATCGAATTCGAAGTTCAAGTTCACATAATCGCCATTCGTTGGAGAAGCAACCTTCTGAGTTGCGTTATTATCATAGCTCGCTTGCAGAAGCATCTTCCAACCGGAAGAAGCTGCAACGCAAGTCATATCGGCTGTATCGGTAAGTGCTGAATTAGCATTCGATGTAGCGGTTATAGTCACACTTCCTGCTGCAATGAATGTTACAAGTCCGGAACTAGATACAGTAGCAATAGCGGAATTAGAGGTGCTCCATAAAACGCTCTTATCTGTTGCATTAGAAGGAAGTACAGTCGTTGCTAATTGCAACGTACCTCCCGCGTTATAACTAGCTGCAATGGTTGTAGTAATCTCTACGGAAGAAGTAGCGACAACGGGTGTTACCGCAACAACAGAGAATGTATCTGTAAGTGATGTATTTCCATTCGCTGTAGCGGTTATCGTTGCATTTCCTGCGCCTACGATAGTGACTAATCCTGTATTAGAGACGGTTGCGATCGCTGTATTGGAAGATAGCCAAGACACGGTGCTGTCGGTTGCGTTTGACGGTGTGATCGATACTGCCAATTGTACCGTATCTCCTACATTGTAACTAGATGCAGGCGTATTAGTTATATCGATTGCAGTAGGTGCAATAACAGAAGTAGCTGCTATTCCCGTAAATGCAACCGAATCCGTGATGGCAGAACTATATGAAGAGGTCAATGTGATCGTTACAGACCCTTCGCCGACTACGGTTACTAATCCGGCTGATGACACAGTAGCTATTGCCGTGTTAGAAGAAGACCAAGATACATTCTTATTACCCGCGTTCGAAGGAGTTACAGAACTTGTTAAATTGAATGTAGAACCAACTGTTTTTTGAGTCGACGCATAAGTAGCCTTATTCGTAATTAATACGGCCGTAACTGCAATCTCACTAATAGTCACACTCACCGTATCAACGATCGTATTGCTATAGCTTGAGGTAACGGTAATAGTTGTAGTGCCGTATGCGAGAATCGTCATCACTCCCGCGGATGTAATTGTAGCAACGCTCGTATTACTTGAGGAATATGTGTATCCCTTATTTGTCGCATTCGTTGGAGTGAATGCGGTCGTAAATGTGAATGTACCGCCAATAGCCAATGTGCCGACTGATGTCTTATTGGCAATAGAAATACCCGTAAGTGCTATTGCAGCAGCAGAGATACTTCCTAGATTAGTTGCGAAAATGCAATCTGATAGTAATATATATTTTCCCATTATAATGTACTTATTATGTTATTATAATATGTTTGTAAACTCGGTTTAAGTTGGCTTACGAAATAAGTCAAGTCGGCTAAATAAGTAGTCCGCACATAACTCGTAGAAGTAGCCCGTACACGTTCGATAATAGTATCGATAGTCGTTAATATGCGACTATCACCGTACAGATTAATAATTCCCTTAGAAGTAGATGAGGTCACATTAATTAGCTTTTTGTCATAGGAAGAATCAGGAAATGAGACTACACTGTTAGCTGTTAAATTTGCCTTCAATGTGGTTTCCATGAATTCAAGGGCATTACCGTTGGCATCAGCAGTTGGCATATATACCTTAACATGAAAAGTATCTCCCAACTTATACACTCTAATTTTAGAATACTTCTTAATGCGATAGTAGTCGAAGAATTCCAGTTGTGAAGGAACCCACATTACATCAGTTCCTGCTTTTCCATGCGAAGTAGCGAAATCACGCAGCATAGTAATCTTAGCATCTACCGCATCATGCGTTCCGACTACCATGTATTTTCTATTCTCCTTTCCTGCAACAGCAAGTTCGGTTGTAAAGTCGCTTACAAATGTAGAAAAAGCGGTATCAAACCAGTTGCGGCCGATTGAATTTACATAAAATTGAGCTGCATAGGCCGAATTGTATGGAGGCCTGTCTATGTTGTTATACTCAGAAGTCGATCCGGTAAACCATTTAATGTATGGTTGTAACGAGTTGTATGCATCACTAGCAAGCCAGTACGACAAGCTATTTTGTGGACTTCCTTTTGTGTAGCAACTGAACTTCTTAAACAATCGTGCCGCATGGCCATACCCTGCTGTATCTCCATCAGGTATAGCGTGCATGCGACATCCGGGCAATCCGAAGAATTTGTATAGAGTATCGTCCATCTCGAATCCTGCGGGCATAGAGGTATAACTTCCCTTCGTAACCTGAGGTAGCGTAAATGTAGTACCTAGATAGCTAATTGCCGCACTGCTATTTTCATTACAGTTGTGGCTAGATAGCGAATTTCCATACATGTACATCTCTTTATAATTCGTGTAATGGCAGTTCATTGACCCACTATACAAAGTTGTATCAGAAGATGCCATTAAACAACGCGGAACACTATTATACACCGATTGCGGCATGAATATAGCAGTAAACTTGTACCTCTTATCTAATCCGCATCCGTCTGTAAATAAAGGTATGGCATAGCTAACAGTAGATAGTCCTTTCCCCTTTATCGTAGTTAGGTTACCGCTAAGCCATTGGCTCTGTGTATAGATATTGCCATTACTAGTCGCTGCGAGTTCCCTCCCATTAAACAGGGCAAAAAATCTATCGTAAGCATCCGAGCTATTATCATCGATGCTGACTGTCATTGCAATTTCCTTGTCGAATTTTAAAGGAGCGATCGACAGTCCTAGTGCATCTACGTCCGCTATGGAACTATCCGTTATAGAGAATTCTAATCCTACGTAGTCCGCACCATCATCGGTTTTAACGTATCGCAATGTAATTTCAATAGTTACGGCCGTGGATATCGTTTCTGCGGGAGTGAGCACAAATTGCAGACCTCCTGCCGTGTTAGTTACTTTTGTTTTAGTGAATGGATTATTATAAACAATCTCATCCGAGTTGCTTTTCACAGTGATGTTATGTAGAATTACATACTTTTGATAGTCAATGTAATCAAGGAAGCTAAATACCTGTGTGATATCAGTTCCTGCCGTAATTGATGCCGCAGATATAGAAACTTTCTGCTCATAAACTGGGAGATATGTCACCACGCCAGAAAGCAAATACTTATACTTCCCGATTACATTTTCTCCGGTTGAATCAACTATCATTCCTGCCGAATCTAATCCTAAAAGTGATTTAAAATGATCTGAAACTAATGCAGCATCAAATCCCTCATCTTCGGAATATTGCATGCCTATATTTCCAGTATTATCTGCTACACAGAATACTTTTTTAGAAGTGTTTACAAGTTCATCGGCGGGGAATTCAGCTTCTATTTGCAATTTTAGAGCAGTTAATTGCTCTGTTAATGTATCACGAACGGGTGTCTGTGTAACCCATATTGTGCCATTCCAATATATAACCTGCCCCTGCGTTGCGGAAACACCAAATACGGTTCCTGTCTTCACAACAAGGTAGCAATCATTTGCAGTCGGGCTAGTTGGTGCGTATTCACTAGTACTAGCTAAACCTTTAGCTAGTTTAGACTCATCGAATACTGGTAGCCACGCCTTAAACATAGTGTATGTAAGGCTATCGGTATATTGTTTGTTTGATCCGTGTAGTTTATCTGCAGGGTCAGGAATATAAGGGCTCTGATCGTACGTAATTACCCCTCGTACGGTTTTATCTCCTTCCAACGGAAGAAAATTATTGTCAACATATTTTTTATTTGTATAGGAATTTTCATCATCTGGTTCATTCTCACAATAAGCTCCGACAGAAAATGTTTTAGCTCCATCAATCGTTTCAATACCGGTTTTGTGAACTGCGTTAGAATCGTTAGAAGATACTGTTTGTGATAGAGCTGTTATTTTAGTATTATAATCATTCTCCAATGTGGTACGAAGGGTATTCATAAGTCCCACAAGAGTATCCTGATCAGTAATTGAAGTTAGAAAAGTCTCAATCTCACGGAATGTATCAATTGCATTACTTAAGCTTGTTCCAACAAGTGCATCCAAACGATTCTGAACTACCGCTATTGCAGCATCAATCTGATCAGAAGTATACTCGGTACAATTACTTAATTTCTCATATAATTCTGCTGTTAAGTCATGTGTAGAAAGCCCTTTCCCTACAATGGCATTTACCTTATTAGCCACCGTAGTAGTTAAAGAAGTAAGAGATGAATCTGTCCCATTTATAAATTCTATAATCTGCATTAGCTCAGCAGCAGAGAAAGAATCACCGGTTTGTTTTGATATGGTTATTGCCATAATTATGATAGTATTAATGGTAATGTGTATGGAAATTTATTATTAGTGATAACTTGGCCGGATCCGAATATAGAGCACGGAACAAATATCATTTTTTGAAGTACCGTATGCCACACAGGAACTAGCATGTTAGCAATATCAGTTGCAATGTCTGCTTGAGATGGTATAACAGCCCATTGTGTGCCGTCAAAGCCAAGTATTGACCCGGCACTTGCATTATCTGCTTCATCACTTACATTTTCTAATCCGCCAATAGTAGTTGAAAATTCAGAGGCATCGACTTCTATAATTTCGCTTTCCTCTCCTTCAATTATTCCATTTCCTGCGCCTTCTGTGGAGGTGGAATAAGCTGTTAAGCCTTTTCTGAAAGTAATTCTTTCGGCAGCCGTATCTTCTTTGATTTTTGAAAGAGCATTTTGCTCTACCCATGCGGGGGTAGCTATGCTTTTATCGTCAAGAGGTACGTCTGTATCTGAATCGGAGCTTCTTTTTACTGCTGTTATGTCTTTTTCTCCTAATGCTATACCTTTTTCAAAAGTTATCTTTTCAGAGGCAGTGTCTGCTTCTGTTTTTTTTAGAAACTGCTTGTTAGCACGAAGTGAAGAATAAACATTACTATCAGTTGGGGCTTTTGTGTCGGTTGACTTTATAACACTAATAGATGATCCGTTTGATGAGGTAGAAACCCCACCGGATGAAGTGTTAGAGCCACTATACTTTAAAGCCTCAATATCATCTTCTGTTTCAGATATCCATGAATATTTTGGACTTTCTCCAATCGTGTATGTGATAGAAGAACCGTCTAGCTGTTTTTCAAAACCATAAATGCGACTTTCTCTTATCTCTGTTAGATAAGTTGGTGCTTCTAGCTGTACAATATTACCAAGGGGGAGAAAAAGAGTTCTATTTTCAGGTGAAAGGTTAAGCTCTTCAGACATCTGATATTCGTTTACCTTACACTCGTATGTGTTTGGGTCTATCTTTGTTTTATTAGCATATTTTATAGTGGCTACCTTCAACTCATTTTCCGCTTGCGAAACAAGGCTGTTATCGACATAACTTGTATCAAATCCATAAACTATGAATTCATCCCCCTCGACAGGCTTCATAGTATCGCAAGGTAGATTTATCCCCCATTCATCATCGCGCACAATCTCAAAGACGTTGTATGATGATTGCCCGTTTATATCTCCCGCAGAATATAAAGTAACTTCAAAGGATTTTCCATTCAGTTGGCCGCTAGTCATTTCGATGGAAAGCGTTTCCCCTGATAAGATATAATCTTTTGTAAAATCGGCAAGTGCATTGCTGTGTAATTGATACGCTAAAAAAGTACCCACAGTAGTAGTTCCGTCCGATTCAGTAGTTTCTAATTTACGCGCTTTCGTATCTAATTTATCTACCTTACAAACGGTACGCGGATAAATATCTTCAAAAATAACTATATCATCAATAACATCTTCTGTAGAAAGATTATCTTCCGTATCAATATATCCACCCGTAGAAGATGGAAGATGAAGACGTGTAGTTACCACGCTTTCTATATAGGAATCGTTTGTGCCGGCACTGAAATAGATGCTTGGCACATGTCTTAGAACAATGCCATTCAATGCTGTAAATCTGTTACCTACTTCAACGTCAACATCAACAGCTGATTGGTAATTCTCATAACTATAATCCGTTATAAACTTAAATTCTCCTTCATCTGTAGTTAATGTTCCATCTGTTGAAATATAGTAAACAGCCCGGCAGGCTTTCCCTGTGTTTTTGCCATTTAGAAATAAGATGTCTATGTACGCCATTGACTTGTCGGAAGAAACATCCGAAAAGCATTTCACGCCTAGAATCTCGCTACCCACATTTACACCATGTACCAACCCACCCGCAATGCCGTTTATGGACCCTATAGTAAACGTTAGTGTTTTGCCATAGTAGGAAGTTATATTTTTTGTAGAGCCAAATGCGTATATACGGGTCGCATACGCAGAGCTACTGTCATTGCGAGTTATGGTTGATAGGTTATCACCCTCTTTTAGTAAAACAGACTCTCCTACTTCATATTTACCAAGATGAAGTACGCTACCCTCAAACCACCATTCGCATTCCCACGCCTCTGCTATGTTGTTTAGAGCGTTAATGATGTTAGTAGCATCGTATGACAAGTATTTCGCTTCTGTGCCTACTACGGTTTCATCTATCACGTAGGAATATGGTATTCCCCCATATTTATATCCTAAGGCGGATATGTTAGATATCACTATATCTAAATGTCTAGATGCTTTTGCTGTTAAACTCCATTCTTTTTCGTGACCTGCAGAACGATCATAGAATAGTATCTTATGCTTAAACTTCCAATAAGGGGCATCAAATCTTAATTCATAATCATAGCCTCCGGTAGTTTTGTTGTATGTAGGATGCTGCTTGTCTATAATTTCAAACACACCAAATGCAATTCCCTGCGCATCGTATTCTTCACCAACTAATTCAATGTAACTACCGCGTTTGAAATTAATCACAGAAGATGTTGTAAACTTAATAGTTACATATTCTTCGGACATTATGGTAGCCTTATATATACTTCCGCTATTAGCGATAGTAGATATAATGACGTTACCGGATATGTCTTTGATGGTTACCATAGTACAAAGTTCGCATAATAAAAAGGGAAGTCCGAATTTTCAGACACCCCCTTTTACACATCATCTTGTTTGTGGTAAATTAACTCCTATTAGACGGATTAGGTTCGTTAAACTTCACCGAAATCTTACAAAAAGTTCTTCTTGTATTAAGAGCGAAACTCGCACAACTAAGATACGTCAGACGATATTTCTCTTCCAATTCTGGAACTTCTATTTCTACGTTTCCTCCGTACAATATAGATTCGAAAGCTTTCTTTCTAGATTTATATTCAGCAGTCGTACTTCCCTCTATATGGAATGTTAATGTCAACGCTCTTTCGTCAACCTGAGGATTATTATGAGAAACCTGCTTACCCGGCATAAGCCTTGATTTATTCTCTATAAATTCTTTCAATGGTGCTAAAGAGTCGATATCGTTCAAAAAGTTATCTCCCATCTTAACACCTAAAGTAGACGCATCTACTCCATTAATTAGCATTTCAATCATAATTTGCTCGTATTAGTTTTAATATCCTTTAAAAATTCATTGCTTGCAACAAGCTGTTTTACTGTATTAGCTGTATTAAGACTTATCTCTCGAAGTTCTAGAAAAGAATTAACTGCAATCGTCCTAGTTTCATCCGCAATATTGCAATGAGCAGTTGATACGGTTAAAACAGAGTTTAGAAGATCGGTTTGCTTTACGTTCTGATCTTTTATTTCCTCACCAGACATCTGCAATGCTGCAAATCGACCGTTCAACTCATCTGTGCTTTCTTGACTGGCTGATGCAAATCCTCCCGAAGTAGAAGACTGTGTTGAACTACTGTCAATTCCGGCAGCAGAAAGTAAATCGTCCCTTTCTTGTACAGCGGCCTGAACAATTGCGGTGTATTCCTCATTAAGCGAAGTTATTTCGTCAGCCGTTAGCTTATCGTTGCTCGCAGTGTATTCAGCGAACTTCTTATACCACGCTTTCAATTTGTCTTCGTATGTATTTGTCATCATCATTCTGATGATAGCATTTCGCATATCTTCTTCGAAGTTTTTCGCAAAGTCTGATGAATCACTACTCATATCCTGAAGCAGGCTTTCAAAACTATCATAAGTCGAATCAAAGGAAATACCTGTTAATGCTTCATTTAGGGTATCATCTAGATCGCTTAACTGGTCTTTTGTATCTATGATTTTTTGTAGATAGGTTTGCAAAGAGCTATCTAGTGAAGACCACCAAACATACGAGTTCTGTTGAAGCTTTAGAAGATTATCTGCTGACAAATTAATAACATCGTTGATATTATTAAGTCTGAATCCCATCTTCTCACTTAGCTCATTCCAGTCCGTATTTTTGTTGATATGATAAGCGTAGGAGTGAGACTTCCAACTCGATCCGGCCTTTGCCGTTTCATTGGCCATATTACGAGCTGATTGAATTTCTTGTTTAATTAGTTCGATAGACTTCTGTGCGGATTCTACAGCCTCAGAGCCACTCTGCTTTTCAAGTAACTCGGTTTGCTTATCTAACAGATTTGATATTACGGTTGTAAGAGCTTCATAGGAATCTATTAGCTTTTGAGAAACAACTTTTTCACTTCCACCAAGAGCAGAACCTATAACGCTTGCAAACCCGCTCAATACTTTAGCACTGCCTGTAATTATAGACATGGGCTTAGTGAAGTCTATTTCAGCTAATCCATCAGCGACTTTACCATATCCCGCTATAATGCCTGACACTTGATCAGATGTTTCTATTCCCAAATCATTTAGGCCACTCAAGATATCTTGTCCTGCTTCGGCTGTGGCTTTCATATTACTACCTAAATTATTAACAGTCTTATTAAGAGCGGCCTTTGAAACAGCCTGATCTTTTTGCGCATCAGTAAGTGCCTTGGTGGCCTTTCTCTGCTCTTCGGTATCACCTGTCCCGCTTTCTTGCAACTTGTTTAGGGCCTTTTGCGCGGTAGCTACTTTTTCGCATGACGCTTTGTAATCGTCGTACGCCTTGCCTACTGCCGTAATTGCAGGAGCTCTGGAAATGTCTTCTTTCTCTAGATTCTTAAAAGCATCTGACAGTTGCTTGAAGTCGGTCTCACTGATTTTACCCTGCACCAACTTCAAATACTCTTGAATCTTCGTCTTTAGCTCACCGATACTCTTTGTAGATATCTTATCCAAGTCTCCAAAGACATCTTCAAAGTTTATGCTCTTTTTGAACTGCTCTGTACTTACGGCACTCAACTCATTGTTCTTGCTTTTATTAGCTTCTCCTATAGATGCATCTATCTTTGCGTTTACAACAGGATCGCTTCCTTTCTTTGAATTAAGATCAGCTATCTTATCATCATACTTCTTTGAAATTGCTTCTTTTTGAGCTTCGTAGTTCATAAACTCGGCAAGCATATTTTTAAGAAGATCTTTTTCAGCTTTTTCTTTGTATGTATTCGCAGAATCAGTATAGCCCTGAAGCACTTTCTTTTGATCTTCAGTGAGATTGTTTTCAGTGCTTGTAGGAGTGAATGCAAGACCTTTTTCTTTTGCCTTAGGGTTCTTATTCTCCCATTCTAGCTTTTCTTTTGCTTGAAGCTGTTTTACCATCTCATCCCTACGAGATGTGTTCGCAGTTATAAGCTTTTGGTAGTTTAATGCAATTTGAGCTTCTTCTTTCTGAGCACCATTCTCCATAGCATCAATATGCGATTGCTCAATCTCATTTTCAGATTGAGCCACTGACTTAGATATAGCCTCTGTGTACTCATTTATCTTTATTTGTCTATCTGCTATCTCTGCCTTTTGCTCATTAGCCTCTTTGGCTGCTCTTGCCGCCTTAGACGCTGCACTTTTGGCATCTTTAGAGGAGACACCGCCCCCTTTTTCGTATTTTTCTTTGGCGGTCTTGTAATCTTCGTCATATTGCTTGTACAACTTATCATATTCTTCTTTTGAATAGGTGTTTTTGCTCTTTACGAAGTTATCAAGCTTGCTTTTGGCGGCTTCCATAGCCTTACGGTTATCTTCTACCCACTGGTTAGCTGTTTTCTTTGGGGTATCACGTGCGTTTTTCTCTAAAGTAAGGGTGTTTAGTTGCGATTCTAATTCGTCCTTTGTATAAGTCCCCTGTGCGCCACCGATAGATACCTTTCCGTATTTTTTGCCACCACTACCCATGTTTGCCAAAAGACGTTTACGAGTTTCAATCTCTGATTTTAATCTGGAGTTTGAGATACCTGTTAAGTTAGTAAGATATTCCTCTGTATTGCTGTTTGCTATTTTTTTTGTGTATAGCTTTCTTTTTTCTTTAAGTACAGCTATTTGGTCGTCAATACCTTTACTGTATGCGGCGGGAGAAACCATTGGATTTGAAGACCCGCTAGCTTTCTCTTTTTGAAGTTGAGATATCTTATTATCAATATATGTTACTTTATCGGTAGCATTATTTTGTGTTTTTTTTCTATCCGATTCATTTATTTGATTCTTTATTTTCAGTATGTCACGAAGCATATCTGCCTCAGTCTTATACTTTGCAAAAATAGATGGATATGCATCTCTTAATTTAATAAGGGCTATTTTTCGATCTTGTGTACTTAGAACTTCGTTTGATGCAGTGGATATAAGTGCCTCTATTTTGTTTTTATGTTCTTCCTCTGCCTGATTCAACTTATCCATCTCTTCATTGAAGCTCTTTTGTGCTTTTTCTGCTGCGGTGGTAGAATCATACATAGCCCATGCGGCAGTAGCAAGTACGCCAAGGGCTACGGCAGCTGCTACATAAGGATTGCTAAGCATAGTAGTGTTTAGAAGAGCTTGAGCCTTTCTAAGGAGAATTATTCTATCTCTCAAGAACATTGTAGCAATGGAGTGTCCCGCTTCTGCATTAGAAGCTAATACAACGGCAACTCTGTACGCTCCGTATGTACCTATCAATCCAATGAGAACCTTACCGACTTCTTCGTAGTTGTCTACTATGGATTTAGCACCTTGAATAGACATCATGATAATACCCTCTGAATTCTTACCTAAGCTGTTGAAAGCATTATCGGTCGAATCTTGTAACATTGAGAGCTGTCCTGATATGGTCTTACTGCCATTCTCAGCCATTTTGTAGAATCTGCCACCCTCACTAGTGGCATCGATGAATGCTTGCTGAACCATCTCTGTGGAGATAGCACCTTTCTCCATCTCCTTTTTAAGGTCCGCAATAGACTTACCTGTTTTTTGGGCAATAATCTGCAATGGATTGAACCCGGCATTTATCATTTGGTTTAAGTCCTGTCCCATCAACTTACCCGCTGCCGATGATTGAGAGAATGCAAGGGTGAGAGAATTGAATTTTTGCGAATCTCCCATAGAGACATCGCCAAGTGCTTGAAGGAACTTAGGTACTTTCTCTACTTCAAGATTAAAGCCAAGCATCATTTGTGTGGCTGCCGTAAGATCACTAACAGTCAATGGAGATATAGCCGCATAAGCTTTTACCTGTGTGAGCAACTTATCGGATTTCTCTTTGCTGCCAAGCATGGTCTCTATGGCCATGTCCATTCGTTGGAACTCTGCACGGGTGTCAATGAGTTTATTCTTGAATTCATTCAACAAAGCCAATCCGCCAATAGAGGCCATCATCTGTTTAAATGAAATTGCCATTCCACCGTTGGCAACAACTACTCCTTTTGATTCATTTTTGAACAACGCATATTCATCCTTAAGACCCTTTACAGATAGTCTAGCCGATGCCTGTTGCTGTTGTAGATCAAAGAGTGCAGTCTTTTCTTCTATGAGGACTTTCTTTGCTGAATTAAGCTCTAGCAAAGAATTCCCTTTCCCCGCATTATACGTGGACATAGAACGGTATGCGTTACTTAAATTCCTTACGTCCGATTCTACTTGCTTGATGACTGATTTCTGATCAATCATCTTTTGAGTAAGTTCATTAACCGAAATAGAGCTTTGATATATCTTCTGCTTTAGATTGGTTTCAACTGCTACACCCGCACTTGCAGCCTCTGTAATGAAAGACCGCATAGACGTTTGGGCAGTTGATAGGCTTGCCGACAATGATTTAGCCAAATCGGGCTGCTTGTTAGCATCAATGCTTGCCATTTCTGCTTTTAACTTGGAGATTTCATCTCTCAGGCGCTGTACTTTATCGAAGTCAGCCTCTACCTTGAAATATAGTTTTGCCATTTACTTTACCTGTTTTCGTTTAAGCATTTCACGCCCCGACATTTCTACGACATCGTCAGAATCATCACTCACAATCCTCATTTTGTCACACTGCATCAGTATCAGTCTCCTGTAAGGAATAACTTCTAGCACCTCTGTATAAGTCAAATGAAGGTCTTCTATGAAGGAAGCTATTTGACCCTCAAGTGTATTATTTCCGCTTACTTTTGTTTTGCCGCCATCTCGGCTAGATCCTTTGCTAAGATGGCACAGTCGAAAAAATCACCGCCCTTTATAAAATCAGTTACAGAAATCATAGACTTTTTTAACTCGAAGCCGGTGCAACTGGAAATATTTTTTGCTATTGATATTGATTTAGCTTCCCAGTCTTCCACGTCACCGGCTATTAATTTGGAAAGCCCGTCAATTATATAGCTTGAATTTTCTTCAAGTCCACTGAGTGACTGCAATAGCGTTGCTTGATCTTCTGCATCTACACCAGAAAAGCTTTTAATTGCCCTGCATAATACTTTTATGGTAGGAGGCCATATCGTGTATGGCTTACCTGCTAATATTACTGTTAGAAAGTCTTCATCTATTATCGATGAAGAAATAAGTCGTGCTGCTTGATTCATATCTTTTTATTCTAAAATAGGGCTGGACAGAAATTCCACCCAACCCTATCTACATTAATAAAGCACTAAAAATTACGCCCCTGCCTGTGTAACAGGAACAATAGCAGTCTTACCATCTGCAATAACAGTTACGTTTGCCATTCTAGATTCAGAATTAGCATTTGCAGATACCTTGACAGTAACAACCTTTCCGCTCTTAGTGACAGTAAGCCACTCAGAGTTGCTTGGAGCTGATGCATAAGAAACACTAGCTGTTGAATTTGCTGTGATAGTTTTACCTGTAGCGTCAGCTGCGGCAGTGAATGCAAGAGATGTAGGTGATACATCTAATACCAATGCAGACAAGTTTAATCCTTGTACATCGATCCAAAGCTCGTCCTTGAAATCTCCCTCTAGAGGCATAGCGTTAAGACCAATGCCGACAGCTTTATCAGCATCTTTGCCATTGCCAACTATAACAGCTTTCGGGAATACGATGCAAATATTGTCTTTCGTAATTGCAAAGACTGATTTATACCGTACTTCGGTAGGATCACCTGCCTCCCAAGCTGAGCCGTCTGAAGCAGCAGTACCACCTTGTAGGGCGGCCTTTGTTTCAAAGTCATACTCTCCGATGGTGAATTTGATGGTTTTATCACCACCCTCAACCTCTACTCTGTATGCCACTCCAGTTAATTGATTCTTATACTTTGTCAGACTAGGGTCTGCCTCTTCGTAAGAATAAGAATCTTGGTGCATGTTTTTTACCTCTGTTCCGGCTTGAATAAGAGAAACAATATTCGCTTTCGTTGGATATACAGTGATAAGATCGCTGTAGAAAAATTTGTCAATCTTGACAGCGCTAAATTTTCGTCCCATAATAATTTATTTTTTTGTATTTAAAACTTCGAATAATAATTTTACATTTACATAGTGACACTTTAAAGCAGTGTCAGCTTCACGACCAATAGAAGAAATACCATAGCAATATGTAGTACCATCGTATGAGCTTACCACATCATCCAAAATAGATTGAGCTTGTCTTTCAAGCTCTCCTAGACGGATAGAATTAGCGGAAGTATCACTTAAATTTGGTACGCATAAGTTTACCTCTACAAAATCTTTCTTCCAGTATGTACCGGGTTGCTGATTCTTGGCGTGAATGACAATTTTTTCAGCTGTAATCTCACCCGTAAGAGTTTCTCCATCGGGGATTATATCAATGCCGAAAGCCTCGCAATCACGGTAAATGATATTGGCTATGTCGCTACTTACTATCATTCGAATTCTTCTTTTAATCTTGTTTCAGCATGTAAAGCTGCACTACCTAAAACATCAAATCCTTTGGATTCCACGAATGAAGCATATTCCGCTTCGTTCTTAAGCAATACCCCGTCTTTTGAAACCTCTGAATCGTTCGACTGTCTCAAAGTACCTGTATGGTCTTGGTAATTACCATTCTCCTTAGCATACTCGACTGATTCCTCTGCTATCTCACGCTCTTTTTCAAGAACACGCGACATTTCGGCATCAAACCAAGGATCTACATCGGAAAAGTCAGAACCTACGCCCATATCTCTGAGTAATTAAAGTAATTAGTACGCTTAACGGTGTAAACAGTTCCCTGTCCTCTTACCGTATCACCGTCCATGCACCTAATTTCATCGCCCGCTTTCAGGGAAACTTCTTTCTCACATACAACATGATAATTAGGCCTGTAAACAGTGCCATTTTCAGAGGTAAACTCCTTTGTAGTATTATCATCACACCGACACGCACATACTGTCATCCAACTGTTACTGTCCGTTCCGGGAATAGGTCTGCCGAATGCATCCGTTTCATTACCGGAAGCAACCTTAACTTGCAATATGTGAGGTGTGTAAATCATAGAAATGTAACCTTAGGTTTATCGCTTAGATTATCTTTCAACCCGTACTCCTTACACTTCATTGAGTAGAAGTCTTTGATGCCTTGAATATTCCAAGACATAGAGAAACCGCTCTCAGATATGGAAGTAGCTCGAAGAAGTAAGTTAGGAATGAACTTAACGATATTGTAGTTAACAATTTCTTTGTTTTCATCCGTAACCTCATCTTCTAGATTGGTAGAAATGTCCAAAAGGTCAGCCTCCGACAATTGAATGCCGAAGGACTGAAACTTCTGTTTTATGTAGTCAGCAATGATCATGCGTTCATTGTAGAAAGGTCAAAATTCACAATATCAGTAGGATTACTGATTTGAGGAATCCATTCTGCGGTGTACTCGAGATAACGTCCGTTTTTATCTCTACCCTGAGAAACCAACATATCACCATCAGTTTTGTTGTAAGTACGTCCGGGGATAGGATCAGTAAACTCATAAGGAGTATGGAAGCGCATATAACCAATATTGTCTTGCTGTAGCAAGGTAATACGGTTGTCAGCATAAACAGCCTGATTTGTGCCAGTCTGTTCTTTTACGTAATCCTCTTTGATCTCAATAGCAGGAAGACCTATTCCGGTAAATACCTCACTTGCCATCT